GCCTGTTCGTTTGACCCGTGGACAAGCCACACAAGATGTTAATTTGCTGTCTGACGAAATGAACATGAGGGGCAAAAACCCTGAATTGGCAAATCGTTTTAATGAGCAAAACGGTAAATTGATTGAGAACATGAACGCCATCAGGGACAAAGCCGCCCCTGACGTATATGGCACAAACCACATTGAGAATGCTGAAACTGTAATCAATGCTTACAAAGCACTTGATGACACAAGAACGGCTGACATTTCTGCCAAATACAAAGCGCTTGAAGAAGCTGCGGGCGGTGATTTCCCTATTGATGGCAGACAGTTTGTTGCTAATGCTGAAGTCTTGTTAAGCAAGAAACTCAAGACCGACTTCTTGCCTCCCGCTATTGCTAAACAGTTAGAGCGTTACAAGAATGGCGAAAAGATGACCTTTGAGCAATTTGAGGCCATGCGAACAAACTTGGCTTCAGAAATGCGTAAGGCAGAGCGTTCAGGCGATGGCAATGCCAAGACTGCATCAAGCCTTGTTAGACAGGCTTTAGAGGACTTGCCGTTGTCTGGTGAGGCAGAAAACCTTAAACCATTGGCAAACGAGGCTAGAAGCGCTGCCAAGGCTAGGTTTGACTTGCTCAAGAAAGACCCCGCCTATGACGCTGCGGTCAATGATGTAGCGCCTGATAAGTTCATCAATAAGTACATCATTAGTGGCAACAAACGTGATTTGGAAGCCTTGACAGAACAGCTTGGTAAAGGCTCAGAAGGCCATCAAGCCGTGTCTGCCGCTGTGGTGAACTGGCTCAAAAACAAAGCGGGTGTCATTGACAACAATGGCAATTTCAGCCAAGCGGGATATAACAAAGCCTTACAACAGCTTGACCCTAAACTGTTGGAATTGGTTGACGGTGAAACTGCCCAACAACTTAGGGCTTTGGGTAATGTGGCTAGGTACACCCAAGCACAGCCCCGTGGAAGCTACGTTAACCAATCCAACACATTTGTGGCGGGTGCTAAAGAAATGGCTAAAGGCGGTTTGGAGAAAACGGCTAACTTGGCAGGGTTTGGCGTTGTTCCTATTGGCACAATGACCCGTGAGGCACTTGCTAACAGAGCCGCTGCAAAGCAAACCAAAGAATCTTTAAAGCCTGGTGCGGGTACAAAACTTTCAGACTTAGGAAAATAAAATGGCTGTCAATCTTTCCCCTATTGGTAACGGTTTCCAATTCTTTACCAACACAGGCATTCCCCTCAATGGTGGTTACATCTACACCTACCAAGCGGGTTCAAGCACTCCTTTAGCGACTTACACAACCGCTACGGGTACGATTGCCAACACCAATCCTATTCAATTGGGGACAAGCGGTCGCCCTCCACAAGAGATTTGGTTGACTGAAGGTTACTCATACAAGTTCATCTTGACCGACTCTGACAATGTTCAGATTGCCACTTACGACAACCTTTATGGCATCTTGGGAACTGCGGCAAGCACAAACCCAATCCCATCAGGCGGCATCATCATGTGGTCAGGCTCTATTGGTGCTATTCCTGTGGGCTATTACCTTTGCAATGGCTCTAACGGCACACCAGACTTGCGTGACCGCTTTGTGGTGGGTTCTGGTAGCACCTATGCTGTCGGCAACACGGGTGGCTTTACGTCTAACGTAGCGGGTTCAGGCGGCACAAACTTGCCGCTTTACTATTCTTTGGCATTCATTCAGAAAGCCTAAGATGTCTGACATTGATTTGGTTAAGTACGGTGTACTTTGGCAAAAAGTTGAATCAATGGAAGCCAAGATTGACAAGATGGAAGGCCAACTTGAAACTCTGATTGAGTTGGCTAACAAGGGTCGTGGTGGCTTTTGGATGGGCATGACCTTTGTGTCGGCTATCTCAACTTTGATGGGATACTTTAGTCATCATTGGACAAAATGATTGATCCGATTACAGCGCTAGAAGGACTACAAAGTGCAATCAGCGTAGTCAAAAAAGCCAGTAAGGTAGCTAATGACCTTGCGGGTCTAGCGCCATCAATTGCCAAGATGTTTGACGCTAAGAGCGTTGCAACAAAGGCTATGGTGGAGGCCAAAAGGTCTGGTAATAAATCCAACCTTGGCGCTGCATTACAAATTGAAATGGCTCTTGATGAGGCCAAACGGTTTGAATCTGAATTGATGCTGTTGTTCCAAGCTACAGGGCGTGCGGACGTGTGGGCAAAGATCAAACAACGCCAACAGCAAATGGACGTTGAAGATGCCCATTTAGCCCGTCAAGCCAAAGCTGATGAAAAGAAACGTAAAGAACAAGAACAAGAGCAAATGGCGTGGGCTGTTGGCATTGTGGTGATTGTTATGTTTCTTGGCGCTATTGGGTGGGGAATTGCTGAAATTGGCGATATGTGTGCCAAGACAAGGTGTGGTCGGTGAATGAATACCAAAAGCAATTTGATCTTTTCCTCAAAATCTTTGTACGCTTGTGCATTGTGTGGTGGGTGCTTGGGTTTCTCAAGTTCTTGCCTGACTCATTGTCCGACAAAATCGTAAACAAGTTTCTTGGAATGTTTGGGTTATGAGCAAACCAACCGACACATTAAGCAAAGTTCTGTCCTATGTTGACAGCCCGTTTAAGCTGTTTGCTTTGCTGCTTATGGCGGTGTTTGCTTTCTCAGGGTACTTCATTTGGCAAAACCAATCGTTCCTTTTTGATGCGTACAAAGAGAACAAGAAACTACCAACCATTGCTGATGACAGGGCAGAGGACGTTGTAGCGCATTTGTTTAAGAATACTGATGCGACAGTCATTGCCATATTCAAAGTCAATCCTTTGTTCGGCACAAGGGTCTTGTTTCGTGCTTACACCCGTGATGGTAGGGACAGAACGCATGACGGGCTAGATGTGGGCCTTTTCACCCAAAGTTCTGCCAACAACCGTGATGTGGTGGCATTGATGGCAAACGAAACGCCATGTAGCGAATACGCTGTGGCGCAAAGTGAAATTGGTCTTTGGTACATTGAGAAGGGCGTGACCTTTGGTTGCCGTGTCAGCGTACCCCCAGAGCAAGGTCGGTTTGTTGGACAAATTACCGTTGGGTGGGAAAATGAGCCAAAAGACTTAAGCAAAGCAATAAGCATGATGCAGATTGCAAGCAATATGTTGAGTAAAAGCAAACAGTAAAGGAACGCAATGCTTTCATTATTTTCAACCCTTGGTGGCTTGTTAATCTCTGGCTTACCAAAGCTATTGGATTTTTTCCAAAACAAAGATGATCAACGGCACGAATTGGCGCTTGCCCGTGTTCAAGTTGAATTGCAATTACAAATGGCGGCAGCGGGCTTTGCGGCTCAACAGCGCATGGAGGAAATACGCACAGATCAAATCGCCATGCAAACTGATGCCCAAATGACAGAAGCTGCTTTAAAGCATGATGAAAAAATCATGGAAAGAGCAAGCACATGGGTTGTCAATTTTGTGGGTACTGTAAGACCCGTTGTGACCTACATATTTATCTTTGAGTTATGTGCAATCAACGCTTGGATTGCATACTACATTTACAGCAGACCAAGTTTGGTGACAAACATGGATGATCTGATTCGTGTTTCTGACATTATTTTTTCCTCTGATGAAATGGCAATGTTGGGAGGCATCATTGGATTTTGGTTTGGCTCACGTTCATGGTCTAAAAAATGAAAGTCAGCAAAGCGGGTGAGGACTTGATGCACTTCTTTGAAGGGTACAGGAACAAGCCTTATAGGTGTTCTGCGGCTATTTGGACTGTTGGGTGGGGTCATGCTATGTATAGCGATCAACTGGCCTTGCCAAACATTCGCAAAGAAAATTACACGGGTTTAATTCGTAGTGATTACCAACTGAAGGAAGGCGACAATCGTGTTTGGTCAAAAGAAGAATTGGTCAATTTGTTCAAGGTGGACATCGATTCTTTTGAACGTGGTGTTCTTCGACTTTCTCCTACTCTTGCTAATCATCAAAGCAAATTCGACGCTGTGGTTTCTTTTGCGTACAACGCAGGTCTAGGAAATTACCAACGGTCAACCATTCGCATGAAGGTCAACCGTGGTGATTGGGATGCCGCTGCTGAAGCCTTTATGAGTTGGACTAAAGCGGGCGGTAAGGAAGTGGCGGGATTGGTTAAGCGTAGAAAAGCTGAGAAGGCTTTATTTCTTAGCTGAGTTCTGACGTAGGTGCTTTCCTGTCAAACGCATAATCCAACAGTTTTGACATATCCACTTCTGTCCCATGTCAATGCCTCCCTCTGGTGGTTTGCTTTCATCACATTTAGTGCAAGTTTTAAATGGGTGTAATTGCCTTGGTTCTGATATTGGGGTCATTTAATTTCTACTACTTCTTTTGATTTGCTTCTAATTCTATTTCTGGTCTTGACAATCATTTGCTCATAGACGCTACGGGGAACGCTAGAACGCTGTAAGTCATGGTACTCATAGACTTCTCTAATGGCGTTTAAGCCTGATCCTGACAAGCCCATGCGCCCTGTCTTTTCATAGCGTCTAGCGGCCTCTGTGAGTGCTTCCTGAGCCTGTTGGCAATGGGGTAGGGCTTCAGCCCCTATGCCGTTAGACCCCATAACCTCACAGATGTTCATCAAATCGGCAAGTTCTTGCCACTCAACGGTTGTGCCGTTGCCTTTGGACATGGCTTCAATTGCCGCCAACTCCCTTATTCTCAGCTTGTCCAACACTTTGGATTCGGTTATCGCTGCGCCCGTCAGGGCGTGTGTCAAAGGATTCAACAACTTCCAATGTTGGCGCTGTGTTTTTTTTCTCATTGTCCCTACCAAAAATTAAATCCCAACGCTGTGCATATTCTTCGTTTGCCACTTGAAATGGCCTTGGTGCGCTTCCTTTACTCATTTTTTCTCCTTGGTCATGGCATCTAACAAGGGTGTGCCATAAATGTACTTTTCTTTAGGCGTTTCTAGTGGCTCATAGTCCAAGCCCAACTCTTTAGCGTTCTCGGCTTTTCTTTCTAATGCTTCGTTTGCTAGTGCGGCTTTAATGGCAATGATGGCTTGGTCAGCCCATCGAGGATCGCCACCCATACTTATTTTTTCCAACGCTTCTAATGCAAGGCGTAATGCTTCTGTTTGTGTCATTTTGCAATCCACTCTCGTTCGTTGCGTCCTGAGTTTGATTTGACATTGTTGCCTGTCAGTTCTATCAAACCCATAATTTTCATTTCATTCAAGCGCCTGGCTACTTGATTGCTGTCCAACTGCGTAAAGAATGCAATCCCATCTTTGCCAAGTGGCCCGTTGTTGTGTAGGCAGTCCAAGATCAATTGGTGATGCTGTGGGACTGTTTCCTTGATGGATTCTGCTGCCTCAAAAGAGGTGAGAGGATCATTTGCCCTAACTCTTGGGAATTCGGGCATGGCAAAAATGCGTTTAAATGTTTCTTTATAGTCCATGATTTCTCCTAGTTGGTGGGGTACTTGTGTTTCGTCCGCTTAATGCGCCACTTTCCCCCGTTGATCAAAACTCTAAGTCATCGTCCTTTGGAAAGCCTTGGTCATCTTTGGTCTTTGGTGTATTGAGATACGCCCAACCATTCCAACCGCCATCCATCAAAGGAATAACGTCCAACTTCAACATAGGCCCTTTTTTAGTTTCAACAACTGATCCAATGTTTATGTAACGTGATTTCTCTTGACCATCTTTGTTTGTGTACTTACCCGACACAACGGTAATTTCGTAAAGTTTAGACATTCTTGACTTTCATAAGTTTGTTGATCTTGTCGTCCAGTTCAGCAATAAATTGGACAATTTCGGCTTCCATTAGTCTGATGTAAGTTTCATCCCTTGGGACTCGCTTAACAAACAATTGAAGTTCTTGTGGCAGACGATTGTCAAAGGACACAAAGTCACACCACTCACGCCCTGTGCAAGCCAATTGGAATTGCATTTGGGTGTAGTATTTTGTTGGCACAGTTTCAGACAACAGCGTGTCAATGTGCGTGGCTGTGTTGGGGCATTTGATTTCTAACAACCCATCATCCCCTACAAGCCCATCAGGGGACGCACCCGCCATTTGAATTGATGGGTGAGGCACAAACCCTACTTCATCAACTAAAACGTCTTTAAGCGCCTCGTATGCGGCTCTGGCAAGTGGCTCTGTTTCTGTGCCGTGTTGCATGGCAGCGTTGGTGAAGCCCTCTGCTTTTTGACCCGTCAGGCGTTCGCACACCAACTGAGCCATGTAATTGTCACGGCTTGCTGAGTAACCAGACTTGGTTTTAGCGATCACATCAGCCACACGGGATGCCGTGACCTTACCAATGCGAATGGTGAACCATTCTTCTGAGCCTTGATCCATCATTTCAATCATTTTTTAACTCCAATTGGTGTATTGCTAAATATTTTTCAAGTTCTTTCATCGATTGCTTGCCCATGTTGGGAATCTTTGCCACTTTTGTTTTTGAGTATTCCAACAAATCGTTTAACGTGTAAATTCCCTCACAACGCAAACAATTTTTAACTCTGTTTGGTAAAGGTAAATGATCAATCTTTTTAATAACAATTGGATCGTTGTCAATTGATTTTTCAAAAATTGCTTTAGTTCTAAGCATGACCGAAGCCATGTTGTAAGCATTAAAAGCAACACGTTCAAAATCTTTTTCTGTTGATTCAGTTACTTTGTTTCTGTTGTAGTTATTAACTTGACTTGCCATGATTACTGGCAAAGCACGGCCCGCAAAGTAGTCAAGCAATGTTATGTTGTCCATAGTGGTGCGTCCTCATAGTTTTCAGGGTTGAACTTAGGGCGCTTAGTCCCTGTGTCCTTGGGGTTTGGGAATGGTGGGAAAGGCCACATTACAGTTTTGCCTTTGCTTTGTCTTTGGCAGCAATAACTTTGATCTGCCAAGCCTTATCACCATCACAAGCGGCATAGGCTACTTTGTAGGCAACCTTGAGTTCGTCTTGTGTTGTAGCATTTTCAATGGCTGCAAACAGTTCTGTCATGCTGTCAGGCTCAATGGTTGATTCAGGCTCAACAAAAGATGGCAAATCGTCACCGTTGTAGATGTACAGGCCAAGACCGTGCAAGCTAAGTGCTTTGGTCATGCAACGCATAATGGCGGTGTTAACTTGGAAAGCGTCTGGGTTAACAATGGCTTTGTTGCGGTGATCCATTACGGGTAGTTGGCAAGTCATTGGCTTGTCAAACATAGTGACTGTGACCCAAACCATTGCTGTGCCGTTGATGTCCATAAAACATTTATCGCCAAACATTTCAACCTTGAACGTGGCTTTGTCATCAGCTTTAAGTGCTTCAGCCCATGCCCAAGCCCATGACAAGTAAGTCAGATTGGCTTTTTTCTCTGTGTGATCGTTGACGTTTAACGTCAGTAAGTTTGCAATAGTCATTATTCTTCCTTTAAATAAGCTGTGAGGCGTTTGATTCGGTCTGAGTGATAGTCAGCCATGCGCTTGGCATATTCCTGTGCGCTGAGAGCCTCTAACAGCTTGCGCTGTGCCATTTCAAGTTCTTTGGCTGCCAATTCTTTTGGCGATGGCATACGAAAATAATCTTTGATCTGGTTAATCATTTTGTTTTTTCTCCATGTAAAACCATTGCATCCGCAAGTTTGTATGCAAGGTAAGGAACATCAACGTATTCAATTTCAGAAAAAGGATATTGTGAAATCATGGACTGCATTGCTTTAGCCGCAAAGTAGTCACGCAAAGTCATGCCGTCATAAATGATCGTCGTAGGATTTTTGCCGTCCTCGTTGTAAACGAGAGCACTTACTGGAAATGCTGGTTCGTTCATGATTAGCCCCTCCAAGCCAACAACACACCCCAACCGCCAAAGATGACGATTGCCAAAAAGCACTCAATAAGTGTTTGAATAATCTTTTGTTTCATACGGCCTCCAAAGATGCGTGGTTCAGTTTGGCTTCGTCCATCAAGCGCTTGTATTCGTCTTGTGGGATGTCATAAGTAATGTCTTTGCCCTGTGAGAAAACAAACACATCAAAGACTTCTGCATAGTCAGGTGCGTAGGGGTAATTGTTTTCTTCAGGCAAGTAGTCATAACCAACAGTTACGACTTCTACTGTTTCACCGTTGTCGTAGGACACGACATTTTCAAATTGGTATTGGAGATTGTGTTTCATAAGGTTTCCTAAATAGACCCCGAGAAGTTCAGGGCATGGGTGCATTGTATAGCCTAGCCTATAGATAAATCAACAATTATTTAAAAAAACTTTAAATTGTTGCTTTTTTGCAATACTGGGAACGGGTGGGAACTAGATATAAGCGTTCCCACTATAATCCCGCCTATGGACAAACACAAGTTTATTGCACTAGCAGGGTCACAGAGTGAGCTAGCCCGAATATTGGGTATCAAACAGCCATCTGTTGCTCAATGGAAAACTGTGCCTCAAGCAAGAATTTGGCAATTAAAGTTGTTAAAACCTGAATGGTTTGACAAACTTTAAAAAATGTGCTTATAATTAAATCGTTGCCGTGAGAAGCAATAAATTGAAGCCGTTTACACATGCTCTCGCCCTTGGTTTTTACTCTAGGGTTCTCACCGAGGGCAGTTGTAAACGGCTTTTTTTATGTCCTCTTTTCGTGCAACCGTACTCCACACGACAGCAGCGCATTTGCATGGATGGCTTGGAAGAAAACACCGACAACAGGACACACCCCCTGACTTGCCGATCAGCGTTGGTTAAGCGACTGATAAAGCATTTGGTACAACGGTGGAAACAAGGCCAGATGTATAAGCGAATTAACCCGTCAAGCGCACTTGGTTGCTCTTGTTTTATTTAGACGAATTAAGATGAATTATGCAAAACAGAGTGATGGAGAAAGGTGGTATATCCACCCTTGGAGAACCTATGCCTAAAGAAAAAACAATGGACTTATTTGGCTTTGAACAACCAAAAACACCGTCATTGACAGACGAAGGTTTTGAAGAATTTTGGGTGGCATATCCAAAATGTGTTCGCAAAGGTGAGAAAGCGGCTTGCAAGAAAAAATGGGTTGAATCCTATTATTTCAGCCAAAAGCACATCATCCTAAAACACGTTCAATGGATGGCAACCACAGCCGCATGGCTAAAAGACAACGGGGCATTCATTCCCGCCCCGAAGGTCTATTTAAACCAACAACGATGGGATGGCGCTGACATTCCTGAGATCAAGGCTAAACCCCTGATTGACCCCGCCTTGGCAAAGATAGAAGCTGATCGCAAAAAAGCCGCACCTATGCCAGAACACATCCGAGCCAAACTTGCGGAATTGCGTAAATGAAAGTTTTACCAATAAACAATTTTGAAGTTGAGCCTTGGTTGCTTGAAAAACACTATGCAAAGCGTATGCCTCAAATCATGTTCGCTTTTGGCCTTTATAAGAATGACGTTTTAGTTGGTGTTGTCACTTACGGCATACCCGCTTCACCGCCTCTTTGCATGGGCATTTGTGGCAAAGAATACTCTGACAAAGTATTGGAATTAAACCGAGTTTGTTTGTTAGATAACCACAAAAACGAAGCATCATTTTTGGTAGCAAATTCAATCAAATTGTTACCCAAACCAACAATTGTTGTTTCTTTTGCTGACACAAGCCAAGGCCATGTAGGTTATGTATATCAAGCTACAAATTTTTTATATACAGGACTTTCTGCTAACAGGATTGATTGGACG